TATTGCAAGATAACTGACCGAGCAGGTTGGGCTCAAGCGAACCCAGCACTCGGCTACACGATCACGGAGGAAGCCCTTGAAGAAGCTGTTGCTACGAGCCCTATTGAAAATACTAGAACTGAATTGTTATGTCAATGGATTGACTCTCTCAGCTCTCCTTGGCCGCATGGAGTCCTTGAGGACACGTCCGATGCCTCGCTCACGATTCCGGTCGGCGGCTATACAGTCTTTGCTTTCGATGTGTCTCCTTCTCGCCGCAATGCGAGCCTCGTTGCTGGTCAGATATTGCCTGACGGTCGAATTGGTGTTGGGATACTCCAAACGTGGGAAAGCCAAGTCTCGGTCGATGATCTAAAGATTGCTGCTGAGATAAAGGGCTGGGCAGACCAGTACAGACCTCGCCAGATTTGCTTTGACAAGTACACAGCCCAATCCATTGCTGACCGACTCTCCAATGCTGGACAGATGTGCATGGATATTTCTGGAGCAGCGTTCTATCAGGCTTGCGGTGATCTATTAGATGCCTTGGTTAATCATCGCCTCGTTCATGCAGGGCAAGAGAACTGGGTGCAACAGATGAATAACTGTGCAGCTAAGACCAATGACTCGTCATGGCGAATTGTTAAACGCAAAAGTGCTGGAGATGTATCGGGTGCAATCTCTACAGCAATGGTTGTCCACCAATTAACAAAACCACAACAGGTAGCGGCTATATACTCAGAATGACCTATATGTAGTGTATAATTGCCCTCTATGGGTCTCTTTTCGCGTAAGCCACAAGTTATTGAAGCGCAATACGCACCACAGGTAATGGGCGAGAACATGCCGAGCCTGTACAACGCAATCTTTGCAAGAGTTTCACGCCACGATGCTATGTCAGTCCCTAGCGTTGCAAGAGCTCGTAACTTAATCTGTGGAACAGTAGCTTCTATTCCGCTTGAGTATTACAAGAACTCAACTGGTGAAGTCATTGCTCCACCTCGATGGATCAAGCAACTCTCCAAGAACCAACCATCATTCGTCACCCTTACTTGGTGCGTGGACTCTCTCCTATTTTACGGAGTTGCTTATCTGCTCATTACAGAGCGTTACGCAGAAGATGGTCGCCCAGCGCAGTTTGAGTGGGTTGCCAATTCTCGGATTACCTTCACGACAGACCTTGAAGGCATTATGGTCACTCAGTATTACATGGATTTGAAGCCAATCGACATGAACGACATTGTTACTATTCAAGGATTCGATGAAGGCGTGTTAGATCGTGGAAGTCGAACAATCCAAGCCGCAATCGATGTAGAACGCGCAGCCGCAGTTAATTCTGCTCAACCACAACCTGCGGGATACCTAAAAAATACAGGTGCGGATTTACCACCCCAAGAAGTATCCGGTCTCTTAGCAGCTTGGAAGCGTGGCGCACAATCTAACTCAACTCGGTATTTAACCAGCACCCTTGAGTATAATCCGGTGGCATTTAGTCCTAAAGACATGATGTACAACGATGCAATTCAAAACCTCAGCACTCAAATTGCTCGCACAATGAATGTCCCAGCATATTACTTATCCAGCGACATGAACACAACAATGACTTATGCAAACGTCCAAGATGAGCGCAAGCAATTCTATGCACTCTCTATAGAGCCTTACATTCAGGCTATTCAGAGCAGATTTTCCATGGACGATATCTCTACAGCAGGGCATGAGGTCAAGTTCTGCGTGGGAGATACATTCCTCAAGCAAGACCCTCTCGTAGAGATTCAAGTGCTAGAGAAGCTGCTTAGCCTTGGACTCATTACAACTGAACAGGCAATGGCAATGACAGATTTAACACCAAACGGAAGTGAAGGTCTCTAATGGATCAACTCATCATCGAAGCATCGTCAATCGAGTGCAACGAAGAACGCCGCGAAATCTCAGGCAAAATCGTGCCAATGGGAACAGGCGAAATCGGCAACACCAATATGGGAGGCGTTGTCTTTGAGGCAGGGTCTATCGATATTGAAGACCCATCAAAGATTAAGTTACTCAGCCAGCACGATGTGAAGAAGCCAGTAGGACGTATGCTCACAGCTACAGTCCGACCAGATGGCATTTACGCGACATTTAAGCTCTCACGATCTACAGGCGGCAATGACGCACTTATCCAAGCACAAGAAGGTTTAGTATCTGGACTTTCTGTAGGTGCAGAAGTAATTTCATCAAAGCCTTCACGCGATGGACACATTGTTGTGTCATCAGCACGTCTCAAAGAAGTTTCTCTCGTCACCGAGCCAGCGTTTAAGTCTGCTCAAGTGCTAGAGATTGCAGCAGAGGAATCAACCCCTGTTGAACCAACACAACCAGAAAGCGAGCCACAAGTGGAAGAATCAACCACTCCGGTAGAAGCTCCAGCAGTTGAAGCAGCGGCAGTAGAAGCGGCTCGCCCAACAGTTGTAGCAAATCTTCAAGTTAAAGAGCGCATTGCTCCTTTGACATCAGCACAGTACCTCGATGCAAGCATCAAGGCAGCAATGGGAGACGATGCAGCACGTCGCACAGTACGCGCAGCAGATGACTCAACATCAACAAACACAGGTTTGACACTTGCACCACACCTAAACACATTCCTTACAGATACATTTTCAGGACGTCCAGCATTTGACGCTGTAACTCGTTCATCACTTGCAGGAATCACAGGAATGTCATTCACAATTCCACGTCTTTACACAAACGCTTCTTCAGCTAACGTTGCACCAACAGTTGCAGCAATCAATGAAGCAGTGGCAACATCAGAGACAGGCATGACTTCTGCTTATGACACAGTTTCAGTTCAGAAGTATTCAGGCATGAATGAGGTCTCATTCGAACTCATTGACCGCTCATCTCCTGCGTTCATGGAACTTCTCATGGCAGAACTCCGCAAGGCATACGAGAAGGCAACAGACACAGCACTTATCACAGCTCTTGGAACTTCAGGCACAGCCGCAACAGCAACAGCAGCTACAGCAGCAGGACTTCAGTCATTCATTGCAACTGAGTCAGCAGCAGCATACAAGGGAACTGGCGGCGAGTACGCTAACAAGCTCGTAGCATCAACTGACGTCTGGGCTGCCCTAATGGGTTACACAGATGACAACAAGCGTCCTCTCTACGCAGCAGCAAATCCTCAAAACAATTCTGGTGCAGTTTCAGTTGGTTCAAATGTTGGAAACGTACTTGGTACAGACCTCATTGTTGATCACAACATCACAACTGCTGGAGTCATTGACGATTCAATGTTCCTCGTAGCTCCTGGTTCTGTCTATACATGGGAATCCCCTACAACTGAACTTCGCGTCAATCTTCTTGGCACAGGTCAGATTCAGATTGCACTTTACGGATATCTTGCAATCTACGTTGGTAAGTCAGGCAAGGGCGTTCGCCGCTTCAACCTTACATAATAACAACACCCTAAGTCGCTCAAGGGGGCTGCCAGAGCCCTTGCAGTCCCCTTGAGTCTTTAGAAAGGATAACAATGAGCACAACAACAGTTGCAGAACTTAAAGCAGCTCTTGGCGTTGGCAGTCTCTATTCAGACGCAACGATTCAAGAAGTCTGCGATGCTGCTGATGACGTATTGTTGCCCTTTCTATGGAAGAACGAGAATTACAATATAGGGCATAGCAACACTACTACTGAGGGAACTCTTTACTTTGAAGAAGTAGTTACAGGCACTTACTACGTTGGTCAGTCAGTAACAATTACTAAGAATGGCTCACCTTTCAACGGCACAAAGACTCTGACTGGCGTAGGCGAGAACAGCATTACCTTTGCGGTGACTGGCACTCCTACAGCTAGTGAATACCACCCTTGCGTACCTTTTGGCATTGTGTCAGGCGTAACACAAAATACTTACGCCACAATCCCAGCAGTTAGAGAAGCAAGCCTCATGATCTGCGTATCTATCTGGACTGCTCGCCAAACTAACTCAGGCAACGGCATGATGCCAGATGGTTCAATCGGCAACATGTACTCCATGTCCTCTCAGCTTGTGGCTCGCGTTCGAGGACTCATTGCGCCTTACCTAGCACCTAACTCCATGGTGGGCTGATGCCAGCGATAACCACACTCCGCACATCGATTGCAACGGCTCTAGCCGATAACACAAAGTATTCAGTTTATTCGTTTCCTCCTGCCACGCCTGTAGCGAACTCAGTCATTGTGACTCCTGCTGATCCTTATATTGTGCCAACCAATAATGACTACACAGCAATTGCTCCAATGGCTAACTTTAAGATTTCTATCCTTGTCCCATTGCTTGACAATGAGGGCAACCTTGCTGGCATAGAAGCCGACATAATTCGTGTCTTTGCGCTCTTAGAAGCCTCCAGCATTGTATTTAACGTAGGAAGCGTCAGCGCGCCAAGCGTGTTGTCAATCGCTTCTGGAGATTTACTGATTTGCGACATTGCAATCAGTACCCTTACGGAATGGAGCTAATCGATGGACGATTGGACAAAGGAGCAAGCCGACTTTCTAATCAAGATTGGTCAGCTTCCAGCAACAAAATCAGCACCACAACCCACATCTAAGAAAGAAGAGGAATAACCTAAATGGCAGTATTCATGAGCAATGGAGTAGTTTTAACTGTCAATGCAGTTGATCTCTCAAACCACGTCACATCTGTAACACTCAACCGCTCATTCGATGAACTCGAAGTAACAGCAATGGGTGATTCAGGTCACAAGTTCGTTAAGGGTCTAGAGGCTTCTTCGGTCACTATTGATTTCCTCAACGATACAGCTACAACAAATGTTCTCCAGACACTTCAGGCACAATGGGGCAACAACGCTACAGTTACACTCAAGCAGACTTCTGCTGCAACCTCAGCGACAAACCCTCTTTACACAATGACTTGCCTTATCAACAACACAACCGACATCAACGGTGCAGTTGGCGATTTATCAACTCAGTCTGTAACTTGGAACGTCTCTGGTACAGTAGCAATCACAACTTCCTGATAACTAACTAAGGGGCTAAAAATGGCAAAACTCAAGGTAACAAGGGCAGACAACTCAGTAACAGAGTACGAAATTACTCCACTTATTGAATATGCCTTTGAGCAATACGCCAAGAAGGGCTTTCACAAAGCCTTGATTGAAGATCAGAAACAGTCAGACGTGTACTGGCTGTGCTGGGAGGCAATTAGACGTTCGGGTGAAACAGTCAAACCTTTCGGGGAAGGATTTCTTGAGACCCTCAAGTCAGTTGAGGTCTTAGAGTCTGACCCTTTAGGGTAGATCGGAACTCCCTCACCTATCTCGCAGCTCGCTTGAGTTACGAGTATGGAGTTCCCTTTCAAACCATTGTCGAACTATCGCCGATGGCGTTCAAGGCACATGTAGAAGTCCTTAAGGACTTAGCAAAGGAGCGAAACGATGCCAACAGAAGTAGTAGGCGCGGTCGCTCTTAGAAAAGCCTTAAACCAATATGCTCCTGACCTTGCAAAAGAATTGACTAAAGAACTAGGCGCAGTTCTCAAACCAATCGTTAGAGATGCAAGAGGCTACGTTCCAGCCGAGTCTCCAATGTCAGGCTGGGCTTCGCGTTCATTTTACAATGGCAAGTTCCCTACTTACAATGCCTCAGTCATTAAATCTGGCATTGTCTATAAGACAAGTCCTAGCCAAACCAACAGGGCTGGATTTAAGAACACAATTAGAATTCAGAATAAGTCTATGATTGGCGCAATCTATGAGACTGCTGGGCGCAAGAATGGCCAAGGTCAAGAATGGGTCGGGCCTAACGGCGGCGGAGCTTCTAAGGGAGTCTCTAGGTCAAACAATCCTTATGCTGGCAATCAGTTTATCTCAAACCTTGGAAACCTTTACGGCTCAATGAAGGGCACAGATCATCGAATGATGGGTCGCCTTATCTTTAGAGCTTGGGCTAAGACTCAAGGCAAAGCCAATCTTGCAGTCATTCGTTCATTAGAAAAGACTACAAAGAAGTTTAATGACCGCACACAGATAGTCGATCTAAGGAGAGCAGCATGAGCAATGTAGCCATTAATATTGCTGCTGAATACACAGGCAAAGCAGCTTTCGATAAAGCCAATAAGTCGGTTACAACCCTTGAACGCAATGTCAAGAAATTAGCTTCTGGGCTAGGGCTAGCACTTGGCACTACTGCTATGGCTGCTTATGGCAAGGCGGCAGTCAAAGCCTTTGCAGCCGATGAAGCAGCAGCTCGCAGACTTGCAACAGCAGTTGATAATCTTGGACTTTCTTTCTCTCAGGCTAAGGTCACTACATTTATTGCAGACCTTGAGAAGTCTGCCTCAATTGCCGATGACATTTTGCGTCCATCGTTTCAGGCGTTGCTGACCACCACAGGATCATTGACTAAGTCTCAAGAACTTTTAACTAATGCCATTCAAATAAGCCGCGCAAGTGGCGTGGACTTGGCTACAGTTTCACAAGACTTGGCTAATGGATTCGTGGGTATTACTCGCGGTCTTAAGAAATACAATACAGGTCTTACTCAAGCAGAACTTAAATCTAAATCCTTTAATGAGATTCTTGGCATTATGTTGGCTAAGTCTGCTGGAGCTGCAAGCGCATATCTTGAGACTACTTCCTTCAAGCTTGATGCTCTTACCCTTGCAGGAGAGAACGCTAAGGAAACAATTGGAGCAGGGCTAATAGATGCCTTTGCTCGTATCGCAGGCGGCTCAGAAACCTCAGATGCGGTAAAGGCTATTGACAATATCGCCAAGGCAATCAACGGCGTTACAGCAGCTACAGGCTTCCTTGTAGGTGGCTTGGTTAAACTTTACAAAGGTCTTGACTTCCTTACCACATTTGGTGGATTAACTGGGGCTAATGGATCACTAGCAACAATGCTAGAACCTAAGCCTTCAACCAATCGCTCTGCATCTCCAGCAGGTACAGCCGCTAGAACAG